AACCGTTACTGGTCACAGATTTTCGGTATTGCTTTTAGTAACAAGCGTTGGTTGCATTTCTTTATGCTCTTTGTTCCCGTCATGGGTTTATGGACATCTAGTATCGGTATTATTGGACTTGCTCTTAATCTTCGTGCTTACGACTTTGTATCTCAAGAGATTCGTGCAGCGGAAGATCCGGAATTTGAAACGTTCTATACAAAGAACGTATTATTGAATGAGGGGTTACGTGCTTGGATGTCACCAGTAGATCAACCTCACGAGAACTTTGTATTTCCAGAGGAAGTTCTCCCGAGGGGTAATGCACTCTAAAATAAATACAGGAGTTCTTTGGAACTCCTTTTTTTATGATCGGAATTCTTATATTCTTTATTATCTTCGGGATTTTTATGGTTCTCTTATCACTCACAGACCATTATCATTATTGATAAAATAAATACTCACAAGTCGCAAGCACTTATGGGACCTCTCCAATCGCCTGAAGAATACTTGTTTAACTTACATGCAACAAGTCACTCAGAAGCAAAACGATTATGGAGGAAACAAATAAAAGAAAGTTGGAATCATAAATGTGCTTATTGTGGTTCAGAGGAAGATTTAACTCTGGACCATGTTATTCCACAATCAAAAGGTGGATTAGATATTACGAGAAATGTAGTATGTTGCTGCAAATCTTGCAATCAATCCAAAGGGCATGACCACTGGAAATTGTGGTATGTTCAACAAGACTTTTATTGTGAAGAGAAATTTGATACAATAGAAGAGTGGATGAAACCACCCAAACCAACTAATCTTTTTGCTTATCGCCCAAGAAAAAATATTAGATACTAGCAATTTTATACATAAAGAGGTTGCTTTTTATAAATGAAAACCCTAACACTCACAGAAGACCAAGTAAAACTTCTGGCGGATGCCGTATGGATGCGTCAAAGATGTTTCATTGCTGGTGATAAAAGATTTAAAGAGTATGGTACGATGTTGGAAAATATTATTGGAGACCTTGAATATACACCATCAAGATATTGAAATAATTGCTTTGAGCAAATATTTACAGGAAATCAATAGTGTCTTATAATTAGAACACAATAAATAATCTACAAAAATAAAAAGATAAATGACATTTACAGTTTATTCGAAAGACGGTTGCCCATATTGCACTAAGGTAGAACAAGTGCTACAATTAGCTGACCTGAAGCATGTTATTTACAAACTGAATACAGATTTTACCCGCGAAGAATTTTACGCGGAGTTTGGTCAAGGATCCACATTCCCTCAAGTGATTGTTGATGACAAACATATTGGTGGATGTTCAGACACTGTTCAATATCTTAAGGAGCAAAATTTGGTTTAATGGACAACAACTTCCGCGAAATCTACACCGATGTTGAGAAAGCAATTGACTATGCTTTTGAAGGACAGTTTGTTTTAAAATTTTATGACTATTTGAAAGTTCGTGGAACTAAAAAATTAGAAGTGGATGAGTTTATTGTAAGCAACACTGCTGTGGAATTAAATGATCTAGTAAAGGAACTTGAAGAATATCTTGAAGGTGGTACAGACAATAATCATAAAATGCTTCGTGAAGCATATGGTCACATTCCCAAACCACAAGCAAGAAAAATTAAAAATTATCTAAGTGCCATCTTGGATGATGCTAAAAAATATAGCTATGACAGAAGACCTGGACGACGAAAAAAGATCTCTAAATAAGTCAGAACCCGAAATTAATCGGGGAGTTGAGTTATTACTACGCAATAGGAGGAGAAGATCAGAAAAACCAAAAACTTTTCAAGTGAAGTTTGGTAAAATGATCTCTCTCTTCCGAAGAGAGTTTCATTTCTTTATCGACTTTCACTTCGATATTAGGAAAAAATAAAACTCTCTGGAGAAAAAAGATGTTAGCAGTAACTCTAACCATAGGAACATTGGTCTCAATCATGTTCTTTTTTGTAGGAGGAGTAGTAGGATGGTTGGCAAAAGAACACTTCTACCAAACTCAACCAGTTTATACACACCCAGAGATGTTTGATGAAAATGGGAATGTGATACCAGATGAAATTTTAGCAGTACGATTTGAAAACGATTATGACTACGACGACGAAGAAGACGACGACTAGAAGTAAGAAGTCTTCTACAACAAATAATACCAAACTGCCTACAAATCCTTTTCAGCATGAAATTCTTGCTCTCGTAAGCTCTCAACGATCTAATGCAAAAAAGGTAGAACTCCTTCAGGAGTATGCAAATCCAGCTCTTAAGTCCATTCTTATTTGGAACTTTGATGAGTCTGTGATTAGTCTTCTTCCTGAAGGAGATGTGCCCTATGCAGATGCAAACGATCAAACAGTTTACTCTGGAAGTCTTTCCGATAATCTGAAGAGAGAAGCTGCTGGTGGAGAATCTGCAACTGGTCAAGATTTGGATGGCAGAGGACGCACATCTCTTCGCAAAGAATTCCAAAACCTTTACCATTTTGTAAAGGGTGGTAATATGAAACTGAATAATATTCGAAGAGAGATGATGTTTATTAATCTCCTTCGTGCTCTTCATCCTATGGAAGCAGAGTTATTAATTCTTGTTAAAGATAAAAATCTTGAATCTAAATATAAGATCACTAAAGAAACAGTAGCAGAGGCATATCCCGATATTCAGTGGGGTGGTCGTTCATGACTACTGCTGTAAGTACGGAGAAAAATATGTCAGATTACGGAAGAGATGAAAGAGTAGTTCTTCCTTCTAGCTATGGATGCAATATTCTATTAGAGAATACTACATTAGAAACTGCAAAAGATCCTTCTTTCCCCAGTGACGCATACCTAATTTGGTATATTGTTGATGAAAAGCAAATTATTGATTTGGTAAGAGGATCAAGAACACGTATTTTTGATATGTATTACGACAAATATGGTCCTGGTGTAATTCAAAAAATTGACTTTGGATATGGCAGAACTAATCCTAAACTGTGGGGATATAAACAACCTGAGAAGAAAAAGAAAGGACGATGAGCGAAGGTTTTAAAGGTTTTGCAAAACCTGCAAAAGATAAAGAATTTAAACTCTATATTAAAAACAGAGAAGTAGAGAAACTTATTAAGGAATATAAGAAACTTAAGAAGTATCAAAAATCATCTATTTTTGAAATTGAAAAACTTTGTGGACAAGAAACAAAAATAGATAAACTAATCAACGAATATGGGATAGACCCCGAAGCAATTGAATAATGGGAAAGCATTATCTTCTTAATTTGTATGGATGCTCGTTTGTCCTTTTGGACGACGAGCGTTGTCTTATTGACCTACTGGAAAACGCAGCAGTTGCTAGTGGCGCTACTGTGATTCAGACTATCTCAAAGAAGTTTGAACCACAAGGTGTAACTGTAGTCTGTTTGCTTTCAGAAAGTCATATCAGTATTCATACTTGGCCTGAGGAAGGTAAGGCTGCAGTAGATGTTTATACTTGTGGTGATTGCAATCCCAAGATTGGTTGTGATATTATCATTCAACAACTTTATGCAACAGAACATACGCTCAGTTATATTGAGCGTTAGATAAATACACTATATCTGGAGAAGACTATGCTCTCTACTCAATATCGTCTTCGTCTTGAAGCAATTTGTGAACGTATTGTAAAAGGCGAATCCGTAGAGTTAAGTGATATGATATGGGCAGAGAAGTTGGCAAAGTCCAATCGCTCTGCTGCTACTATTTTAAGACAAGCAAGACGCCGTGCTTCTAATCCTAATATGACTGAAGATAGTCTAGATGGGTTTATGAATGCTCTTGACTTAGGAGATCCTGACCCATCAAATCATAGAACTGGATTTAATAGTGCTGATGACATTATTGATTTCTTCACTGGAGATAAACCAGAAGACTGGCGACAAAGAGATTAAAATATTATAAAATTGTATCACAAGTTACAACAAAAAATTGCTACATATATTGAATAGGTCTATAATGACCTTACGTTCATCCCTATGGGACGGAAGTAAGCCGACGCGGAACGGATCGTTCATTCGCTATTCGCAAATAGCGAACGCAAACGCCGACTGAAGGAACGCTCTTT